ACAAGAACTTTATTTGCAGGAGGAGAAAAATCAGATGGAAATAATACAAACGCTATTGATTTTTTTACAACAGCAACAACTGGTAATGCGACAGACTTCGGCGATTTAACTGTAGCAAATAGATATCTAGGTGGAGCAAGTTCAACCACTAGAGGTCTTTTTTTCAATCAATATTCAACTACTAGACTGCGAAGTATAGATGTTGTTCAAATTGCTTCAACAGGGAACGCAACAGACTTTGGTGATGGGATAGATACATATGTTGCTGCAGGTACAACGTCAAATAAAACAAGAGGGGTTCTTTGTGGTGGTTCTACACCAACACTTCAAAACATCATAGAATTTGTAACAATATCAACTAATGGTAACGCAACAGATTTTGGTGATTTAACCGAGGCTAAAAATGGTACTAACGCTTGTAGTAATGGTCACGGTGGATTAGATTTAGGAGCACTACCACGTCAATCAGTAACCTATATGCCTGGATCAGGAAGAGGGTTGTTTATGAGTGGAGCTACTCCATCTGCATCAGATAATATTTCAATTATAAACATACCTACATTAGGAAATTCTGTAGATTTTGGAAATTTAACCGAAGGAAAATATGGAGGAGGTGGGTGTTCTAGTTTAACTAGAGGACTGTATGGCGGTGATGTTGATATGATTGTTAACATTGATGCAATTGAATTAACTAGTTTTGGTAATGCATCAGATTTTGGAGATTTAACAACTGCAAGACAAGGATGTTCAGGTTTATCAAGTTCAACAAGAGGTGTGTTTGGTGGAGGAGAAGTTCCAGGAGGTAGTAGATCCAATGTCATAGATTATGTAACAATAGCTACAGTTGGAAACGCAACTGACTTTGGAGATTTAACCGTTGCTAGAGCATATTTAGGAGCTGCAAGTAGTTCCGTAAGAGGTGTATTTGGTGGAGGAGATGTTCATCCCGCTGCTAAAAATGAGATTGATTATATAACAATTGCTTCAACAGGTAATGCTACAGATTTTGGAGATTTAACAGTAGCTAGAAATGGAATTGGAGCAACATCTAGTTCTACAAGAGCTGTATTTGGTGGAGGAAATATTTTAAGTTCTCCTAATTTTGTAAACACAATGGATTATATAACAATTGGTTCAACTGGTAATGCTTTAGATTTTGGAGATTTAACAGTTGCTAGAGCTAATCTAGGTTCAACTGGTAATTCAATAAGAGCCACTTTTGCAGGAGGATCAACCCCTTCATATCAAAATGTAATGGATTACATAACAATTGCATCGACTGGAAACGCAGCAGATTTTGGAGATTTATTTATTACTGCTAATTATCTTGCTGGCTGTTCAGATTCACATGGTGGTTTACAAGCTTAATAAAATATAGTATTATCCTACAACATGAAAGAAGAATTATTGCAATTGTTTCCTACACCTTTATTAATTGTACCATACAAAGAACCAATTGATGAAGAGTTAGCATATTTGAAAACTCTTAGTTATCGTCAACAAAAAGGTAACGGTAATTATAGATCAGATGATTCATATTTATTACGTCAAGAAAAATTAAAAAATATAAAAAATTTTTTAGGAGAGTCTGTAAATAAATTTACAACAAATGTTTTAAACTCAAAACAAAGGTTAGTGATTACACAATGTTGGGCAAATAGAAATCCAAAAGGATCTAGACATCATGAACATGTGCATCCAAATAGTATTATATCTGGTGTAATGTATTTTCAAATAAATGAAAAACTACCACCAATACAGTTTGCAAAAACAAACCAAGATGCAATGAAACTAGACCCAGAAAAATATAACCATGTAAACTCAGAGTCTTTTATGCTGCCATGTAAACCAGGTGAATTAATATTATTTCCATCGTCACTAAAACATAGTGTGCCTATAAACCAAGGAGATGAAGATAGAATTAGTATATCTTTTAATACATTTAGTATAGATGCATTAGGATCAGAACAAGCTTTAACACATTTAGATATAAGGAGGATGGTGAATGAGCACAATTAAAGATTACATAATGGTGGTAAATACAATACCAAAAGAATTATGTGAGGCATTAGTAGATGAATGCAACACTAAAATATGGGAAAAACATAAATGGAATAATTATGCTGCGGGAACTTTTGAATCAGAACCTACAAAAGAATTAGATGTCATGGCTTGCACAAAAGAACAACAAGCAAAGATCACACCTTTTCTTATAGAGGCTTTAAATAAATATCAAGAGAAGCACAGTTGGCCAGGAGAAAAGACTCAAGGACCATGGCTCAGTAAATTCAGTCCTATACGTTTTAACAGATATCAAGTAGGGACTATGATGAGAGAACATTATGATCACATACACAGTATATTTGATGGTCAAATGAAAGGGGTGCCTATAGTGTCTATTGTAGCCAACCTAAATGAGGACTATGAAGGCTCTGAATTCTATTGCAGAGGAGAGGAAATTAAGTTAAAAACGGGTGATATACTACTGTTTCCTTCTAATTTTATGTACCCACATGAAGTTAAGGAGACGACAAAAGGCACGCGATACTCGTTTGTAAGCTGGGCCTTTTAATATATAATGAGGTTATATGTTACAAAAGATAGGTTTTCAGCCAGGAATAAACAAACAAATTACGGACACTGGAGCAGAAGGTCAATGGACAGACTGCGATAATGTCAGATTTCGTTATGGTATTCCAGAAAAGATAGGTGGTTGGAAACAGCTAGGAGATAGTAATCTCACAGGAGCTGGTCGAGGTCTACATCATTTCGTAAATAGTTTAGCTAGAAAATACGCGATCATTGGAACAAACAGAATTTTATATGCATTTTCTGGTGGTGTGTATTATGACATACATCCTATCAAATCTACAACAACTCTTACAAGTGCATTTACCACGACCAACGGATCAGCTGAAGTCACAATAACTTTTTCTAGTCCACATAGTATATCTGCACAAGATATAATATTACTAGATAATTTTTCATCAATTACTAATTCAAACTTTGTAGAAGCAGATTTTAAAGATAAAAAATTTATGGTTACAACTGTGCCTACAAGCACAACATTAACCATTACAATGCCATCAAATGAATCAGGATCTGGTGCAACAACGTCAGGTGGTATTAGAGTGCAACACTATTATCCTGTAGGACCAGCTGTGCAAGCGAAAGGTTTTGGTTGGTCACTAGGATCTTGGGGCGGTACAATTGCTGGTAATCCAACAACTACACTACAAAACGGTATTACAGATACGGCAACAACAGGTATTATATTAGTAGATGCATCACAGTTTCCAACTGCAGGTACAAACTTTTTACAAATAGGCAGTGAAGAAATATCTTATACAGGTATTGCAGCCACAGGAGAGCTTACAGGTGTAACCAGAGAAGTTGGTGGAACCACGAAAGCAGCTCACAGTGCAGGTGCAACAATCACCAGCACAACAACTTTTATTGGTTGGGGTGAGGCTGCATCTGGAGACTTAGTATTAGAACCAGGTATGTGGTCTATAGATAATTTTGGTGACAAAGCTATTTGTTTAATACATGATAGCGCAGTATTTTCTTGGGACTCTAGTTTAACAAATGCCACAGACACAAGAGCAACAATTATAACTGGTGCACCAACTGCATCAAGACACATGGTTGTATCAACACCTGATAGACACTTAGTATTTTATGGAACAGAAACGACAATAGGAGATGCGGGAACTCAAGATGATATGTTTATTAGATTCTCTGACCAAGAGGATATTAATACATATACACCAACGGCGACCAACACAGCTGGTACACAAAGACTGGCCGACGGATCACAGATCAGAGGAGCTATTCGTGGTAGAGATGCATTATATGTTTGGACTGATACAGCTTTGTTTACACAAAGATTTGTTGGATCTCCATTTACATTTGCCTTCTCACAGGTAGGTACGAACTGTGGACTCGTTGGACAGAATGCATGTGTAGAGGTAGATGGTTCTGCATATTGGATGTCAGAAAATGGTTTCTTTAGATACGCTGGTAAACTAGAATCACTACCTTGTTTGGTAGAGGACCATGTATTTGATGATATAAATTTAGACTCTGGTAATCAAATGGTTTCTGCTGGACTAAACAATCTTTTTGGTGAAGTCATGTGGTTTTATCCAACTTCCTCATCATCTGTTGTAAACAGAATGGTTGCATATAATTACTTTGACTCTTCACCACAAAGGCCAGTATGGACAGTAGGAACATTGGCAAGAACAATGTGGCAGGACTCCGCTGTTTTTGGTTCACCACACGCAACAGAATACGATGCAGCTAACGATAGCTCATTTGATGTTGTGGGCAACACTGAGGGTAGGACAACATACTATCAACACGAAACAGGAACTGATCAGGTTAGAGGTGGTGCTACGACTGCAATACTTGCAAACATATCTTCTGGAGATTTTGACATCACAAGACAAAGACAAGGTGGTGCAACACTTGCAGGGGATGGTGAATTTATAATGAAAGTTAGAAGATTTATACCTGATTTTATTTCACAAACAGGTGCAACAAGAGTTACACTAAATTTAAGAAACTTTCCAAATGATACAAGAGCAAGCTCATCACTTGGACCATTTGATATAACATCTAGCACACAAAAAGTAGATACTCGTGCAAGAGGTAGAGCA